AGGAAAGAGCATTAGTCACTTTTTGGAGAACCACGTAAGAACGGCATACCGGAACAATATTGCGCATTTTAGCTTGGGTAAGGGCAGCTTTGATGAAAAAGGAAATATGATCTTACCTCCTGCAGATAACAAAATTGACAGCGTTGTTGAGGCCACTAACACTGTTCTTATAGAAGTCATTAATGAGGCTATTAAACAAGAAATTGCGATTATTAAAAAATATAATTTAGCATAATAAAATAGGAAAGGCATGCTTGCATGTCGGGTCATCTGTCGGGTGTGAAGGTTCTTCAGCGGTACGAACGAGATGAATTCTATCTCCACCTTACCCAAACCTAACCCTCGCCACCCGCACCCCTCTCCCACCGATGCTAAAGGACTGATACTCCCTGGTTAGAACCTTCTCCCAAATATGGTCTGCAAAGACCTTCACCCCGACCACCCATGATTTGGCCTTGATCCTCTCCCCCAGAAGCACCGTAGCCTCTCTCTGAATCCATGACTCGACCGGCGCGGCATCTACCGCTCTCCAGTCGTGCCTGTTGTCGAACTTGCGGGAGCGGAGCAGGAAATTGTGGGCCATCTCTTCGATGGTCTCGGCGCTCATCACATCGCCCTGAGCATCTACGGTGTCGGGCTCAGCAATCACGCTGTAAACCAATCGCCTCTCCACATCGGTCTTGAGAATGGGGCAGCGTATCTCCTCTCCGAGCAATCCCTTACCGCATCCGCACTCTATCCCCTGCACAGATAGAGCCTCTCGGAGCATCGAGGCTTTCCGGAAGACCTCGCCCTTGTCTCCATGCTTCAGGACAGCATGAGGGTGGGGCATGGTCAGGTCGGCCAGCTCCCCCAGTGCCTCCCCGGCCTGCTTTCCCAGGGCCACCACCATCTCCGGATTGAGCTGTTGGAGCTGCCTCATGAGCCAGGGCATCCAGGCATCAATCTCTTCAATCCTGGGCGCTCGCTTCAAAACCCTGGGGACGAGGTAGAGAAAAGCCGTCTCATCCTCCCTCAGTCCGGCCGGTTCCAGGTATGCCTTTTTGAAGAAGCTCCTGCCTTCACCGGCCAGGGGTATGTTTCGTGCCGCCTCGATTTCATTGGGTGAGGCGGCTATGAAGGCCGCCCTGGCCTGCGGGCTTCCTTTGACCTCTATTTCCTGGCGGGAGATAGTCTCTTTGCGCACAGCAGCGGCCTTCAGGATGGCCCAGTCCTCCGAACTGCCGGATTGGCGGGGCTGGGTGAGGTCCTTGACCATCAGCCCAGTTGAGCCTGGCCGGGTGGCAGCCCAGCGGCTCAGGATCTCCAGCTCCTTCCGAGAAGAGAACTCCCTGGCCGGAGAGAGCCGGACCAATGGGCTCTTTATGTCCCGGATCGCCTCCTTCAAAGCCTCTCGGCGCTGACCTAAAGGCTGCTGCCTCAGGTCCTCGTTTAAAAAGAGGCAGTCGAAGGCCGCCATCATGGCAGGAAAGGGCGGTTCGCCGGTGGGAAGAGCTGCCAGCCCCTCTCGGGGCAAAATCACTCCATCCTCTATGGCTATGGCCACTCCATCCAGAACAAGGGCCTGGAAAGGCGCATTTTGAACCGCCGCAGCCAGCTCCGGATGCTGCGGCTCCAGCTCCTCAGATCCGGGGAACCTGACCCGGACATCATCCCCGTATTTGGAGAGGATGCAGCGGCAGCCGTCGAGCCTGGCCTCACCGGCCAGCTTGGATACGCCTCTTCCTCTCTGCTCGCACCATTGCCAGAGCTCATCTATGCTCCGGGCGGCAAGGCCCGGCATCTGGGGCGGGATATCCGGCATATTCAGGCCACCACCCTCTCGCTCTCTTCCTCACCCTTTCTCTCTTCCGTGCCTGGTCCCTGTCCCGCCTCGGGCTCCGGCCTGGGCGTAGGCTTGGCCGACCTCTCCTCTCTCCTGGCCTGATCCCTTGCTTTTTTGGCGTCCTTCAGCGGCAGATCGGCCAGGCTTCTCAGGTGGTTTTCCAGGCGGTCGTCCGGGAATAGCCTCATCCCGGCGCCGACCAGCCTCTCGATGAAGCTTCCCAGCGTCTCCAGGTTGGGAAGCTCGATCTTGCCGTGGGTGATGTAGGGCAGCTCATCGATATCCCACCAGGGATTCAGTTCCAGGAGGGCGGGCACAGCCTGGCTGTTGATGGTCTCGGCTATATTGTCCAGGACGGAGGTCAGAGCCTGATAGAACATCCTGGCCTTGGTCTCGCTCAGGGCATAGGAGCCGGCCTGCTGCTGGCCCAGCAGCAGAAAATCGGCCATGATGGTAAGGGCAATGCGGCTGTCATAACGGGTGATTATCCGGCTGGTGTCGAACTGCCTGGTGCCTGAAGAGGAGAGGAGCTTGAACTCATAGAGCCGGTTGCCATGATCGTCAAAGACGGAAGGCAGAAGGATCCCTTCTGCCTCATCCCGCCGCACATTGGTTATCATCTCCAGATACATCTGGTAGGCCTTCTCGGCCTCAGGAGTATCCCGCTTCATTATCGTCAGAGGGAGGTAGAGGGTGGGATAGCCGACCATATCCCTCTCCATCCCCAATCCCTCCAGGTTCTCGATATTGAATTTCATGTACCAGCTTCGATGGGCATTGCGGAGGATGGAGCGCCCCTCCGGGTTGCCCTTTGCCGAGGTGGTCACAAAGTGCAGGGCTTTGTCTCGAGGGATCCTCCTCTCCATATAATCCGGGGCCGGGATCTGGCTCATGCCCAAAAGCTCGTCTGTCTTCTCATCATAGATCCACTGGTTCAGGGACTCCTGGGCTCTGGGGGCCCATTTCTGCCAGCCTATCCGGCCGTCACGGTACTGGCTCTTGAACCCGGCTTTCTTCGGCCTGGGCCCCTGGCGCAGCTTGAAGACGATCTCCATATAGGACCAGCCGAAGGGGAGCATGGAGAGGATTTCATCCAGGGTGGAGGGCCAGGGCGTGGCCATGTCGAAGAGACAGGACTCAAGAAACTCAGCCACCTCCAGATCGTCCGGGCTGCTGCCTCCCGGTACGGCAAACCAGGGAGCAGACTTGCATATCTCCCGGAAGGCAAAGAGCATCCCGCCAACGATGGCATCGCCATCGGCCATCTTCTTGTAAACCTGTGCTCCCTTTGCTCCCTGTAGATCAGCCAGCCATTCCTCAAAGATATAGCCGCCAAACCTGGTCAGGCCGGTTCTGCCCAGCTCCATCAAATGGGGATTATTCTTCTTGCTCTTGCTCATCTTTCAGCTCACCTCACCTCTTCCATTTGCTCCTACTCATGGAAACGCCAGGTGAGACCACCGGGGCCTCCGCCTGGAAGTTGTTTAAAAGCTCAACGCATCCGCAGACGGCATCCAGAATATCGTCGTGCCTGCCGCCTGGAAAATTGATGAACTCGGAGATCAGGGTCTCCGCCCAGGCTCCCTGGCGGTTGTAGTAGAGCTTGCCATTGGCCGCCCTGGCCGAGACCAGCAATGAGCGGCTGACCTTATCCGAATTGACCGTCACGGGGAATATGGCTAGACTCTTCAGTCTAGAGTCTCGAATCAGCTCCTGGAAGCTGGATAGCTGGAAACCGGCCGTCTCCACCCCCAGCAGAAGCACCTTCTGGGAGAGGACTTCCTGGACTATGGCCTCATAGGCATCGGGCCACTCCCACCGGCCCCGGTGGATGTTGAGGATGAAGATGTTCTGCTGGGCGTCAATTCCCACTGTGGCGATCACAGTATAGTCTGCCCGGCTCCTGGTGGAGGTGGCCAGGTCCACGAAGGAGCCTATCTTGAGGCTGGAGCGCTCCACAGCCGCCAGCCTGGGCGGCGAGTTGACTTCTAACATTCAAACCATGAGGGATGTGTTGTTCTCCCAGCTCCAGCTCTGTCTTCGGCTCAGGCCAGGACATCCACCGGCCAAAACCACTCCCTCCGAAAGAGTGCCCCCTCCCGGCGAACCGGGTTCTGCTGGTACTCCGCCTCCCAGTCGTAGGGGGAGATGTCGGCCTTGATGCTCATGAGCACCTCCAGAGGATAGCGCTCCGGCCAGAGGGCCTCTCCCGGCTGGCGGCCCAGGGGATCGTCCTCCAGGGCGATGGCCGGCAGCTTGTAGACGGTCCAGGGCAGGGAATAGGCCTGAAGCTCCGGGTCAACCTTGCGAGAGATGAGCCGGCCGGCCAGGTCGTCCGTATGCCACCGGGTCATCATGATGATGATCACCCCGAACTTGGCCCAGGGCATGGGATTGACCCTCTCCCGAGCCGTTCCCGAGTAGAAGTCCCAGACCTTCTCCCGGTAGGTCTCCGACTCGGCCTGCTCTCTGTTTTTATGGGGGTCATCTATGAGCAGGCAGTGGGCCGGCTTGCCCGTTACTGCGCCTCCCACTCCCGCCGTGGACATCCCGCCGCCTGCGGTGGTGGTCCAGTTGTCCGCCGCAGAGGAGTCCTTGGAGATCCTGACCCTCAGCCGGTCCTGGTTGGCCTGGATGGTGTTCCTGACGTTGCGCCCCCACTTGGCGGCATAGTCCGCCTCGTAGGAGGTGAGCAGCACATTCAGCTCCGGGAAGTGGTCGAGAAACCAGACCGGAAACCAGTGGCTGACGAGCTGGCTCTTCCCATTTTGGGGCGGCATATTGATGATCAGCCGGGGATACTTGCCGGCCACGGCCAGGGCCAGGATGATGGAAAGCTCATTGAGATGGCGGTAGAGCTGCCACCTGCCCCGGCTCAGCTTCTGGGCCATGGTCCCGGGCGTGGCCCTCCAGGCGCTGGCTAAAAGCGACGGCGAGACGGAGGGCTTCTTCGTCTCGCAGGATGATCTCCTGGATGAACTTGTACTCATGCTGCTCCGTGGTGGTCTCGGTTATGTCCAGGGTCTGAGTAGGCCGGCCAAGGCCCCGATCCAGGATCTCCCGGCCATAGGCCAGAATCATCTCCGGCCGGTCGTCGGGCAGGTTCTTGAAGATGCGAATGAGCTTATCTGCAACATCCGGCCCAAACTCCTCTAATTTTCGTTTCGCCTCTCGAGCCGGCCGGTTTTTGGTCTCACCAATTCGATTTCCCGGAAGAAACCTCCCCCAATCGTCCCGCTGACCCGTCTGTTCATCCAGGTCTTTTAACGCCTGATGATCGTGGTTTAGGCCATTGTCTCCCTCTGGGCCCGGCCCATGCTCCGGCCAGATCGGCCCATCAGGCAAACCGTGAGCCAGGTACCTCTGCAATGAAGCCTTGGGCAGGTCAACCTCTCGGGCCGCCTGGGCCTCGCTCATGCCTTCCGCCACTAAAACTGAGGCTCGCTGGCACTTGCTGCGGATTTCAGCGTAGTCTTTGATTTTCCGGAACATGGGCCAGAGGGCCTCCACCCTGGCTCAAAGAAGCTCTAAAACGTCTCTAGGTATCGGCCCATGGCCCATCTCCGTAAACCAGACTATCGGATCTACTGCTTTGCCCTGCTCTGTAGACCAGTCGATGAACTCTTTTCTGGTAAGCCAGTCGTTTGATGTGGTTTTGTACTGTCTCTCCTGGCCAGCTAACTTTTGGGTTCCACAGGGGATTACACGGTGCCCAAGCTCCTGGGGCAGGCATTCACAGGCCCTCTCCCCGCCCTTATCTTCGCTGCAACATTCAAATCCATCAGACATGATTCACCTCACACTAAAATCCAAGGCGGAAAAGCCATTGGCGCTCTTCAAGCCCTCCAGTGAAGAGAGCTGTTAATCTCGAATCGGCCGGTATGATAAATTGAGCCAAGCTCCAGGGGTCTGCTTTTGTTGCCCTCAACCATGAATTTCTCCCGGACCTTTCCAGAGCCATTGGCGCTATATCTCGAATAGACCTCCTCCGGGAATGCCGAAATCCTGGCCGTGACATTGAGCATTTGCAGTCCGGAAAGCCTCATCAAGTGCAGTCCTGAAGACACGGCATAGCTTCCTGGCCCGTCCAGGATGAAACCGGAGAATAGAGTGGAGTTGCCGGGGCTCGTGCTCAATATTCGGCCATAGGTTATGTTGCTGTTCTCTCCAAGGGCTCCACCTTGGGCTCTATCCAAGACCTTATCTGAATCGGTGAAGCTCTGAAACTGGCCGTCTCCTGAGAAATCCTCTCGCAGCTCCACAGCACCCTCTGCCATGAAGCCGGCCAGGAAAAAGGCCATAGTCGTCAGCAGCAAACAGGCTGCTTTAATCGATATTTTGTCTATGCAAATCACCTCTCAGTTCTGCAAGAATAATTGAATCGGCCAGATCGGGGCAAAGGTCAGAGTCAGTATAGTATTTTGAAGGGAGTGAAAATGATTGAGCAGCAGTTGCAGCTTTTAAGTGTGCAAACCCACCATACCAAGCCCGAAAATATATTTATAATAATGTTTGGATCTCTTCAATCAGGTCTGGGGGAGCTGTCTTCAGGGAGAATGCTCTGTACCCAGATCTTTTGCGGGTCTTGAGGAACGTCTCGAACCTGGCCTGTAGCTCCGAGGAGATCTCCAGGGAGAGGCCATGCCTCGTCCTGTACCTCTCTCTATTGAGGATGTAGTCGGCCAGCCAGCTATCATAGTGGCATCCAGGAATCCAGGTGGTGCGTAGCCTGGTCTCTTTTCTATCGTCTCTGAGCACCTTTCTCAGCCTTCGGCCTTTGCTCTTCAAAATCCCGTGCTCGCTCAGCTTCTTGGCCAGGCCTTGCGTGGGGAAGCTGAGCTGCTCATAATCGGCTCCCTCAAATGTCAGCAGAGCCAGACGGTCTGGATCGGCATTTGCCTCT